TGACACTCGACAATAAAATAAAATTGTATTCCAAAGATTATTTTTGCAAACAATTCCCAAAAAGAGAATTTTATGAAGAACCCAAATATTTAAGGCTCATCAATTCTAGATCCGATAGATTTAAAGCTCTTATCGGACCATACATACATCATTTAGAGAAAATTATATATCAAGACAAACATTTTGTAAAAGGAACAAATCCATTAGATTTGCCCAAGAAAATACAAACATTATCCCACTTTAATTACTTCCTCGAGACTGATTATTCGTCTTTTGAAGGATCATTTGACCCCCAATACGTAGATATTGTGGAATGTGCATTGTGGCGGTATGCTTTCAAAAATAATCCTCTAGCATTGAGATGCATAATGAAATGTTATTATGATCGACATAAACTCCCTGCAGGCGGCACGACCTTATCACCACATGTGGATGTCATGCAAAATACTATGTATACATGCACGGCCGTGGGCACGCGTATGAGCGGGGAAATGTGGACGTCACTAGCGAATGGATTCTCAAATTTAATGAACATGTTAACATTATCTAAATTATTACATTTTAATTTCGATGGCTTCGTCGAAGGAGACGATGGCATCTTTGGCATGGACTCACAGGTTATTGCACCAGTCCACTTTGAATTATTAGGATTTTCAATAAAAATGAAAACAACCCAAAATTTAGAAGAAACTGATTTTTGTGGGAATATTTTTTCACATATAACATTAAATTCCTTATTACCACCTGAACAAATAGTGAGATTATTCTGGACTCATTCATCTGTATATTTTAACAATGATATTACAAGACTCAATGAATTACTCAGATTCAAATGTCAATCGGCATTTGTTACAGGCAAACATACCCCCATATTGGCACCATTAGCCCTAAAAATATTGACATTGTTAGGGGAAGGAAAATCTAGGCCTGAAGTATCCAATAAATGGTGGGACACTCAAATTATGAACATGCTTGAAACAACAAATTTTCAACCAGAACCCATCCTAATGGAGGATAGATTGCTATATGCAAGAAGATTTAATATTTCTATAACACAACAATTATTATTAGAGAAAATCATAAATAATGCTAAGACATTATCTGACATATACTTACCTTATCGATTCATGGAAAGGTCGCTCGAGACCAATATCCGATTAAACTAACATGCATTGATGTTGAGCCGGCTCAGCGTTAATTCGCATTGTTAAGTTTAATACAACTCAAAAGTATAAATTACTTCACTTATGTACAAAATGATTAATGGGAGACTCACGTACGTTGGACGAGGGAAGCCACTCCAACCACTCATTAGGCGACGAGAATTCGTGCCTAATCTAAATTCACGAGGACCGAGAAATTTACCTATTCGCACTTTGCCTAACCGACCCAAACAAGGCCGTAATAGAAATAGGAATCGCCGCAATCGCGGACAATACCGACCTAAATTACGCATCATGTACGGACAACAACAAGATTTAGCTTTCGGCTCTCAGAATACTAAAGGAATGGGATCAACTTTTACCACACCTGTATCTGAATCCAAAATTATCACTTCCTTTTTTGAATTCTCGAATGATTCAATTACCTTTTGTCAACCTATACCTGCTTCTTTTTATATATTGAATGAAGCTATAATACCCATCCATCCAATGTTTTATTTTGGAAGAACAGCTAACATGTCTCTGAACTTTGCTAACTTCCAAATTACACGAGCTATTGCTCATTATGTGCCATTAATTGGTTCAACAAGTACTGGAATGGTTGCTATCGGTTCAACACGAAATTGCACTCCTGTAACGTATGATACAACCATTGCTTTTACAGCTTTAACACAAATTAGTGCGGAAATTAATCCTGTTTGGATGTGTTCAAAACATGAAGTCAGGGATTTAGACTCATCTGTCAAGAACATGGCTCCAATGAATCGAAAAGACATTCCTAATGTTGTTTTCGTGGTGGGTACAGGCTTAGCGGGCTCATTATTGGCATCGGCTACCATATTTATGCAAATGACCATAAAATTATCAAGACCCAACCCATCTCCATCTCTGACACCTTTTGCTGCTGTTGCGCAAATAATTATTAGTGCTGCAGGTGTTCGGTCAAATACAGTCATAACTTCAAATTCTCATGGTATTGTAATTAATTCAACAGCTATAAATATTGATATAGGTGAATATACTCAATGTCCTCCTTTTCCAGTTGTCGCAACTGATTACGAAATCAACTTTACTCACAATAATAGTTCAATAGATTACGCAAGTGTTCCAGATCAAGGGACAGTTTACATTGCTTACTTTATGGAAAATTAAACCAAACATTGTACAATGTGCTAGCTCCGTTCTATGTTCCTGGACACATATGCTCGCAAACGCGAACCACCCGCAATCGTTCCGCTGCCCTAT